TAATGTTTCCACTCCCAAAAACATTGATCTGACACCAATTTGATACAGCATATCCAAAGTGTCTGGCCATATGGCAATGAGATCCAGCCTGGCAAAACACCAGAATATAGGCTGGAACGGCAGTGTCGCAACCATGTCTCGCACTGCTGATAACTTTTCTCTAGAGTCATTGAATGTGTCATCAACTATGCTGTAATCAATAATGCCATAATTTTCGTAGTTATACATGAGTTCTGCTCGTAGACAATCTGCAGACTTGATGTAATCTAATTTGTTTTTGCCACGCATGGGGAAAGCACAAAATTTGCAATTGAATATGCAACCCCTGCTGATTTCTATAGGTAATTTGTTATGTGTTACTACATCTTCGGGCAACCATGTCATGGTCTCGTTATGAAAATCATGCAATTCTGCAGTGGCATCATCAACTATAACGGTTCCAAATACATTTTTACGACTTTTAGGTATATCTGTGCCATATAACAAATGATTTGCAATATCAACAATAGAGATTTCACTATAGCCCAAACAAATAAAATCCAATCCTGTGACTTCTCTATCAGGGTTGGCATTGTATCCGCCTGTGACAAATTTTATCTTGGGAAACTTTTGTCGTATTCTATGCAGCACATTTTTATCAAATCCGTTGCCAACGTACTTGTACTTGTCCATTATAGATTTACTATTTACAAATGAATCTAGTTGCTCTTCTCGTGTATCGTTATTTGCTAGGTCGCCAGTCATTGTTGGACTGCCTGTTAAAAATGTAGTGCTTACGCCTATCATCAATGTATCTTCACTTACTGCATGATCCAGTAGTTCATTGATTTCATCAATGGAATAATCTAATATATGCCCAACGACCAAACAACTAAATCCATTGATGCGTAAAGCATTGGCACATTTATAGGCTCCAGTGGATGGTATATTGGGTGGTTGTGTTGGAGGGCCAGTATTGGCGCCAGTTAGTATAATTACTTGATACATATTGTGATTTTATCTAGTAAAAATTTTTACCAGTTTTAAGTAATAGTATTTAACACTTCTATCATCAAGTATCCAATTAAAGCAAATGGTGCCCTGCGACAGAATCGAACTGCCGACCTCTGATTACAAAACAGATGTTATGCCATTTAACTAGCAGGGCCAATCTGGCTCCCCAACGTGGGATCGAACCACGGACCAATAGATTAACAGTCTACTGCTCTACCGCTGAGCTATCGGGGAAAATTGGAACAACGGGTGTGATTTGAACACACGGCTTTACGGATTTGCAATCCGTTGCATTGGACCACTCTGCCACCGTTGCATATTGTTATTGAAAAATGTTTGAGGGCCAATTTATGCGTCGGGTGCTTCCCGGCAACAGCGTACGGCTGGTTATATCAGGACCTGTTCCACGCCAGTTAGGCCCGCATAGTCAACACGTCTGTTAACGATACCCATGTTTCATCTCAAACACTTATCAATAACAACAAAATGCTCTGCGTCCCTCGGCGGTAATTATAGAGTATCAAGATATGACGCTATCATACCCATCACACACTCCTTCCACCCGCTTCCCGACAGGGACCGTTCTCGTATTGCCAACGCTGTTTCAGGTTTGAACAGTACCACCCGTGCTTGTCACAGCACTTCTCATCCTCTGGGTCAGAGTATCTAGTGACGCTAGAACGTTTCTATCAACATTGTGTTGTTTTTATTTTCATGAATTATACACAATTTAGAGTTATGCGTCAAACAGTAAATATTTGATGTAATCTTTTGGTCAACTCTCTATGCGGACCATTGCCTGGATGATAATTGTCAGGAAAATCTTCGCTGTCTTCAAGTGCTTGACGAATTACAGCATGTTGCTGGAGTATTTTTAGTTTTTCTCCAACACCAATATCTTGCATTTTTTCCACTATATCCAATCGAGACAAAGTTTGTATTTGCGGTAAGTCTAAGTTTAATATTTCATTGAACCAGCTGATTATAGAAAAATCTGGTTGTCCATAATTAAACAATGCAGGATGTATAGGTCCGGCTCCACCTATTATAGCAAGTTTTGCTCCTAAACTGTTTACAAAATCAAAATATTGAGTATAAACTAATTCCATAGCACTGTGCATTGGTAGTCTGAGATCATAAGCATCTCTCATTAGTTCGGTATGAAACCAAACTATCCAATCTACATCAAATGATTTTTTTAGTATTTGTGTTGGCCCACAGAGATTGGTAGGATCATATAGAATATCTGGAAGAAGTATAGGCTCACCGGCTAAGAACTTTTTAGCCCTTGTTAAAGAATTAATATTACTACCAGCACATTGTGAACAATTATACACTGTGTGCCCCAACATCCTAAGTTGATGCTCTGTGTGGTCTTCCGGAACATATCCTGGATACTGGCCAGGTACTCCAAAACTACATCCTAATATTAATATGTTCATAAATTATTTATATGATGGTGGAGACGGTGTGAGTCGAACACACAGTGCCAGAGGCGGCGGATTTACAGTCCACTGGGGTTACCAATTTTCCTACATCTCCAATTTGGCGGTCCCAAGGAGGATCGAACTCCTATCGACGGCGTGACAAGCCGCTATACTAACCATTATACTATGAGACCAAATTTGGTAGTGGGTACGGGAATCGAACCCGTCTTACTGACGTGAAAGGCCAGTGTCCTAAACCGATAGACGAACCCACCAACTGTTAATTTTTTAACATGTGTGTATTGTAACACGAATTTTAGTTTTTAAATGTGTTGTTGTAAAAATACAACACAACTGCTCTATTTAATTTTGCAAAAAATTGCACTAAGAACCCGACCAGCAGGTTCAAAGTTTTTTTCCATTATGTGATTGGCCATACCATAAGCTATTGTGCCCATTGATCTATAGTAACCAGGGCTGGGCCAACGACTTCTGCATAATGGATAACTGTGAATCAACAAACATTCGTCACCGACACTTAAGAAATCTTGACGAGTGCCTTGTTGCATGGCTGTCATCATTTTTGTTGCTATTGCTTCATTGCCAATGTCTGTTCTTTCAAAGTTATTGGCCATCAAATGAACCACATATGCTTCAACTTCGTGTATTAGCATTTGATCAATCAATGCTTCACTTTCCAATACAAGATCGTAGCATGATTTGACGTAATCATTCCAATGTTGGTTCATACAAATATTTATACTGGCGGAAGTGGTAGGATTTGAACCCACGGTGCGTCACCACACTTCAGTTTTCAAGACTGCTGCCTTAAGCCAGACTCAGCCACACTTCCGTATGCATAAACACATTGGTCCTTGTCGATCCTTTCAATGGATCCGCGTCAGAACCTCTGTTCCCGCCGATTTCTTCATCCAATGTGTTTATGAATACCCTGTGTTGCCACAGGATATGACAGGGCCAATACCCTGCCCAGGAGTCTATTGTTCCACAAATGGAACTCCATGTATCCTGTCCGCCCGTTTACCAGTGTTTATAGTGTCTGGCGAGTCCTCGTTACTCTCAACACTGTGGCCTTACGGCTGTAATGTACGTTCTTCTTGAACCTGCTTGCTGCGATAATATCGTTCAGCACGTTCAACTTTGTCCCGAATCAACTTTTTCAGTTGTTCTTCAGTGAGCGTGTGTTCAGATATAAACTGCAACTCACGCACACGTTGCTTCAAATCTTGTTGCTTCATACTTTTCTCCTCACAAAAACAAAAAACCCTAGGGTTTTTAGTCCTAGGGTCCTTGGAGTTTAAAGTGTATTTTGTTACACTGTGTCTCCCGGGACCCTGCTGGTTTCTGATGATACATAACTATCGATGTTGACAGCTAGACACCAATGGGCTGACTTGCCCAGATTGGGTTGTTGTACTAGCGAATGACATAAATTGTGTTGCATCATGTGTCCTATTATACTTTATTTATGTTTTATTTTCAACCAAGTTGATGATTTAAATTGGTGCCCCAGAGGAGACTCGAACTCCTAAAATTTGGCTTCTAAGACCAACACGTATACCAATTCCGTCACCGGGGCAAATATTTACTTATACAAAGATGCTTTGTGGGCCCTTCCTGACTCGAACAGGAACAATACAAATTATGAGTTTGCGGCACTGACCAATTATGCTAAAGGCCCTCAAAACATCCTTGTCTAATTTTTTTAATTTCTGTTTCTTTTATTATACGCAAATTTTCTGGAAACTGCAACCATTTTGCTCTATCTCTTTCGGTTTCGTATCCTTTTATTTCGACATATAAATTTTTAGACTTTATAAAAAAATCTGGGTAGTATGTTCTTTCTCCATTCCATATATACTTAAATCCTTTTGTTGGCCTAGTTGGGCTTAGGTTATTTTCTTTTGCCCATTTATAAAAATCCACTTCCCACTTTCCTTGAAATTTAATTCCATCGATTATAATTTGTTTTGTCCTACCTCTGTTAGCAGATGTATATGATTCTGGATTATTATCAACTGCCTTTTTCATCGATTCAGAATGTTTAATTCTATTTTCAGGATCACTCCAACGTTTGGTATTATAAACAGTTGTTGTTTTGCTTATCTTCTGTTTTGTCTCTTCCGACATCTTAGAACCATAAGTGTACTGATTTGCACCTTTTTTACCAAGCATACCATATGATGGGGCTACTTGTGCCCCATCTGGATTTTCTTTACACCTAATTTCGTGTTGTTGATTTGATCTTATACTATTTGCATTCCTGTTGCAATATCGACAAAGCATAGTGGCTCCTAAACATTTATTTATGCCGTAGGAGTCGACTGCTTTACCATTAAGCTATTGGTGTTTGTATCAATTATACAGTATGAATATTTAGTTGTCAATCTTGTAGAGACTTTTGTCCAACCAGTTCACTACTAGATCATCAAGCCTGGCAAATCCATATTTGTTGACACTGGCCACGATACTGCTGTTGATCAAGTTGCGTTCAGCCAATTCGTACCAACTCAACTTGGGAGACTCTGGATCAAACTCGGTGGCATATACTGCAGCATACAACCACGGAGTATTAGGTTTTCTATAAAAGTATGCATCGTTACAATCAAATCCATTACATGCCAACATATAGATTAAATTTAGTATGTTGTAACTGTAGGGATTGGCACTGTGATTTGTTATTATTAGTCTATTATTGTAGTAATAGGTATCTTGTGGCACTGCCAGCACCAACATGCCATTTATGTTCATGCCTCGGCGCCAAGCAGAGATACAAGAATATGGATTGACTGCATACTGTAAACTGTCGTGTGCCCATACCAGATCAACTTTTCTAGGAATGGTGCCATAAACTTCAAAGTCACCCAGTAAAGGAATTATGTTGGGTGTAGTCTGTATAATTTCTGAATCGAGATATGATTGATCATTGTCTACTGCATAAACTGTATAATCGCGTGGTTCGGGAGGATCATCTCTGGTGTATAAATTTGCCCACCATGCAGCATCAAGTCCTTCACCACAGCCCATATCTGCAATAAACTTTAGGCTATCAAGAAAACTGTCGTATCCATATAATAGATTCAGTACTTCTAAACTGTGATTGTGACTGTCGTATGCGTTTTTAAACTGTGCCATGATTTAGTATCTCTATAACTAATTTTTCTTTTAACTGTGCCAGTCTGGGTTCTAGTTGATGACAAGCTTCGGCAATTTCATGATCAGATGCCCAACTGCGTTGAGTTGCCAAATGACTTGCCCATTTTCCAACCGAATCTTTTTCTAACTGCACATCTATTGCACCGTGTTTGGGTCTGGCACGGCAACACATGTTGTATTCTTCTAGCAGTTGATTTGCTCGTTGTTTCCAGTCCGTCATACCAAAACATCCTCCATACCAGCTGTGCGTAATCTAACGACGTGACCAATCATAAAGTTTTTACTTTCAAGACCCTTCATAACTCCCAACCATTTGTTACGAAGCAATGCCACTTCGTTTATAATTGTTTCAAAGTCAACTACTTCGTCCTCAGCTTCTGCATATTTTTCTGCATCCCTACTGGTCAATGCCCTTGCGTAGGCTTCGAGATACTTTTTGTAGTGTTTTTGTCTAATTTTACGTAATTGGATATTTAGATAGTTTAATATTGCTTCTATCTCTTGTAATTGATTAAAACGATGCTCAGTGACACCTGGCAAGTTACTTGCAGATTTTTCAACATTGCCGCGAATAACAATCTCTGACTTAGCAGATATCAATTCTTTTTCAAAGTAATCAATAAAGTTAGGTATCTGACTTAGATCAGAAACAACCCTGTTATACCACATGATTAATCTTCGTAATCAGAATCAATGTCTTCGTCTTCGTACTCAGAAGCATATGCTTTGTATGCTTTGCTCAATGCCGAATCAGTACCACTAAACTCTTTGAGTTCTATGTCGTTCAACGCATCCACCAACAGACCCATTAAATTGTCTGCGGCTTCTTGTCGATCCTTGATGGGAATATACTGTTTTAATATAGTATATGTTTCGCTTAATACATCTACTTCGATACTCATTTTTACTCTTTTCCAAAAATTAAATTGTTGTGTTTACTAAACCATGCGTTGACTTTTTCATATTCACAGTTAAAATGAATACTTAGAGCCCACCGTTGCCCTTTGTTATCTACGCCATGTGGCAGTTGTGTGTTCAACAACCATGCCGTATTTATATCACTGGGATAACTCTTTTTGTTTTCTGTATCTTCCACAATCCAAGTATATGCACAAGGATCAGTATTGTAAAATATATAATTTAATGCCGTCTTTGCTTCTGGAATATCCACGTGCTCGCCACCAGATCCAATCATATAACTTATGCATCCCCCGTCAGGATTTAATTCTCCAAACACATCCAGCATTTTGTCCAACCAAGGCAAAGTTTTGTTTATCAATGGCCCTGAAAATCTATGCCAAGATGGGCTCAATGAATGATCACTGATTACTCCCAACGATTTTAAATCATAATGCCGGGAGTTGCCAAAGTCTGTGACATCAGTAGAATTCAATTTCATTGACAATAGTTTCGTGGCCATGTCCATGGTACTTTGCCAGTCATGTGCAATTGTTAATTCTACTCGATCAAAACTCATTCTTCAGTGGTTTCTTCTGGAACTTCTGTATTGGTAGAGGCTTTATCAAAAATGTGTGGATTCTTTGTGATGTCTGACATTACTTGATCTAAACATCCATCATCATTGCGTTCCCAACCTTTACGGAACTTTTTAACAATCTTGCCATCACTTGTTGTGTATACAAGGCTATTGCCTTCTTTCTTTAACATTTCTTTGGCTTCAATTAGATCAACGAGTCCACTATATGGATTCATGCCCGTTTCGTATGGAATCTTTACCTGTACACTTTCAAAAGGCTTGGCGTAGCGTGTTTTCATAATCTTACAAGCAGCTCTAATACCTTTTACTTCTGAGATCTTGTTGCCATCTTCATCTTCTTTGAGCTTTAACTTACGCATAGCAACCACAATAGAACTTGCATAGATAAATCCTTGGCCACCTGAGATTTTGTCATCTGGATCAAACATGTCTTGACTTGCGTATGTGTGGTTTGTGGCCACCAAGCCCAAGTTCAAATCTCCAAACATGTTTACACAGTTACGAACCAATGCTGTCAGTGCCTTGGGCTTGCGTCCCATATCACCCTTCATATCGCCAGCGTTAAACTGATTGACATCTGTGGGTGTCAACAACATGCCCAAACTGTCCAATACAAACAACACTTTGGGACGACCTTCTTCTGGTAGTGTTTTGTATTCCTTGACAAATTCGCTGATCATTTTGGCAACATCGTCAATCATGGCCATGTTGAGTTTTAACAGTTTATCTTCGCTTGTGTCTACATTCAATGCATGTAGCCACTTTTCATCCAGTGCGTTTTCAGTATCAATTAGAATAGGAAAAATGCCCTGTTTCTGTGCGTTGGCCACCAAGTTGCCGCTACAAATAAAACTCTTGCCTGCACCCGACTCGCCAGCAAACACAGTGACCTTGCCCATGGGGATTCCTTTGTTGAAGTCTCCGCTGATGAGATAGTTCAGAGCATAATTGTTGGTCGAGATCCAATCAGTTGGGTCATTGAATCCAACGCTGATGCCGTCAATGCTTTTGGTAATACTTTTTCTAAATTTACTTACGTCGAATGGTTTTGCCATAATGTTTCCTTTATGTTAATGTAAAATAATTATCTTGTATATTGATATTTTTGGTAACTATGCCACGTGATTGTGCCAAATTGTTTTGCCAGTCTGACAGATTGGCCAATGGCATAGTATGAGCATGTGGTACCAATTGTTTTTCTTGACACCATGTTAGAAACTCTGCCGGAGGTGTTGTTTGATAGGGTCTTACTAGATTTATTTGAACATAGGAATCTATGTTATCCCAGTTACACAAATCATCAACATCAACCTCTTGATCAAAATTTCTAAATTTTTCAAATGCTTCTCTTCCATGACCGGGATATGGTATAGAGAGATTACAAATTTGCCAGTCAACAAATACATCTTTAAAAGGATTGTCTACACGCCAATGATTATCATTGTCCCTAAAATCATAATGAAACGAATTTTCTATCAAATGTATGTGACAATTGGTTTGATTGTATGCATCAAACAACGCTTTGTCTGTTTTGTACATCAATACTGGTAAATTTGGTATTTCTTTTCTACTTCGAGCCCAATCCTTATGTAGTCGATTCAATTGATATTGATCAAACCAATCAGTGGGTTTGGCAAACTCTTGAAGACGTAGTTTTTTCATAAATGCATTGACCACATCGATGGCTCGACTTATTTCTTCTATTAACTGTAGACTAGATTCGGCTCTTAGCGGAACATCCGTTATCATGTCAGCAATAAAAAATTTGGTATTCTTAGATTGGCAAACTTGCACAAACCATTGGCACAACTCATCATTGACACTATCAAATAGTATCTGATCATTGGTTTTGTTCCAAGTTGCTGTAATTTTCATATCTTATTTTAGCACTGTCTTTGAAAAACGTCAACCGATACATTTCTACTTATCAGTTCCATAAAATCTTCTTTTGAGTCAGCTTTTGGTGCACAAAATCCGCAACGACATATATCCTTGATACATTGTATAATGGGCATGGTTTGGGTTTCCAACTGTGTTCGAAGCGTGGTAATAATGTTGTCGCTTTGAGCGATATAACCCAATGGCTCTACTCGGCCAGTTGTGCTGGTCTCACAATCCTTGTTGGTGTATACCGCACCATCAAGTTGGCGTACAAATAAGAAAAACCAATTTACACTACAACTCCATCCCCTGAAATCTTGTCGATGAACATAAGTAACAGAACTCTTTAAGTCCTTGTTCAATGACAATTTCCTGCCACCACAACACTGTCTACCTGTAACAATACTACTGATTTTTTTGTCAACAAAATGTATTGGCTGTTCTTTTTTGGTTAGTTTGTTGAATTGATCATGGGTGTATTCCCATTGTTCTCCAACATTGTCCAATGGTTTGGCTAGATAACGCAAATCATGTTCTTTACAAAATTCAATTATTTTTTCACATTCTTCAAACAGTTTAGGATGCATCATGATGATGCATTTAAATCGTTTATCTTGTTTTTTAAGATACAGTATATTATCCAAATATTGTTGCTTTTGTTTGGGCAAGCTTTCGGCATGATAGCTCACTGTAAATTCATCAACTAAAGGAATTACTTCTGCCCATCTGTTGGCTCCAACTACTGCATT